CGGTAGGAATCACTTTTGGGTCAATCTTACAGCAGACAATGACTGGGAGATTGAGTTCTAATTAAAGTTACTCACCTCCAAAGTGTCCTAGTAGTATGAGCACAACCAACAACAACAAAATGTTTATTCTCAACGATACCGCAAAGAATGATCCTGCTGTTCAGATTGCGATGGCAAGTTATATGAAACAGTTGCAAGCAGAGAATGAGTATCGCAACAAAGTTCGTGCTGGTTTGATTACTCCACAATCCACCACCGTTTGGAACATCTCTGACCGTCACTGAAATATATCTGAAATCATGAAACTGTTTATCCTCAATCAAGTCCTCACTGATTATACTTCTGGAATGGCAGTGATTGCTGCTGAGTCTAAAGAACAGTGCCGCGAAATCTTTATCAAAGAGTTTGGTGATTATCATGCTGAAGAGTTCGATAAGTATGCAGAGTTCACTGTTATTGAATCGGTGTCAGTTGATGTTCCTGGTTTAGTCGCACATGAGTACGGTGGAGGTTAGTTTGAATGGCAACCAAAAGACTTACTTTCAAGTTGCCTTGTAAAGTGAAAACAATTCTGTTAATCTTCATCGTTGCGTTAACTCTATCACCTGGAGTTCGCAACATCACTGCCACCACATTACACACCGTTGCCGACATTATTGCCCCAAATGATTGAAACTGATTTTTATGTTCTTTCTCAAGAACAATACGAGGAAAATCTACAGTTTGCAAATGAACTTGGTGTCACAGTAGACTACTTTTTACTGGAGTTCACAGATATTGAAGGACCATACATCACCGTTGATTAAAGTTACTCACCTTCAAAGTGTCCTAGTAGTATGAGCACTTCCCAAATGTCATTCCCTTATCTTTACATTGATCAAAGCACTCTTGCTAATCACACTTCTACCTTTTTTAAGGTCAGTGCTGATAGTCAAGAAACGTGGATTAACAACATTTTCCATAATTCAAGGTATGGAATCTTCTGTCTTGCTGATGGCAAACTAGAGTTAATCTCCAAAGGATTAAACACTACTAAGTTCCGTAAGTGTAAGTGTAGTGATGAACAAACTGCACTGCAAAAGATTCAACAATGGATGGAGAAGTTTTGATGTTCAAAATCCGTTACTTTACTCCTTATCAACAACAGTGGAGAACACAGTCATTCTCTACATTAGATGAAGCAAAACGTATGGTTGAGTTCTACAAATCGTGCGGAAGTCCTGCTGAATTGATCAACAACTAACAAACCAATGTTACTCTCCAAGCAAGCATTTAACGATCAACAAGTTCTTCCTTTCATTGTAAAGAAAGAGGATGAATATACAGAGGAAGGTTGTTACTCTCTTCATCTATTCTCTCGAATTGTAATGACTAAGGAAGGAAAGAAATACCGATACTTACCACTCCGATTTGAAGGATTAGAAGCACGATTCAAGAAAAGAAAGGATGCAGAAGAATACGCAAAATACAGACTTGCCATTAATTGAATACACATAGAGACCCTATGTAAAGGGTCTTTTTTTATGGTTTTATGCCAAAATAACGTTAAAAAAACGTTTTTTTATTAAATAAATGTTATTTTAAACATAAACGTTTGAATGAAATGCCTGATAATTATTGTTATTGAAAGGTGATAATGATATGAATTCGTATCAATTAAGTGCTTCTAATCCTTCTTAAACCTTTATAATGTGCTGAGGTCTTGTTATCTTACCCGACGCTAACACAAGAACGCACTTTTGTCAACCCCCGTATCACAAAATCCCCACAATTCCCCCATAAAAATCCCCCAAGACCACATAAATACCCCCACAGACCTTGACATCCAGGCACAGAAGTCTTATAGTACCCCTATATACACAGGAGCACCACTTATGTCCGTTGCATATCAGCAAGCACAGAAGCAGCGTTATAGGATTACTCTTGAAATGGAAACCTTCGCAGACTTCAATCCACACAATTTGGACTGGGAAAAACTCTTCAAGTTGGAACCTGCAGAGAAGTGTGATGCTTACGTTGAGGACCTAAGTACACCTGACCATTGGTAATTTGGTATAAAATGATACCAAATAGGGTGTTTTTATTTTGTCCCAAAACTTATACATATTAGGGGGTATTTTGGGACAAAACTATGAGACCTAAGAACTACACATTTCTGGGCAAAACTGACAGAATTCGCGTGCCATTTACAAGGCACTTCAATGACATTTTGGAGGAGTTAAATCGCCTCGCAGAGTTAGGTCATGACCCCACAGATTATCTGGATGAGTTTATAGAGCGTTTGCAATCTGTGGAGGATTAAAGTTACTCACCTCCAAAGTGTCCTAGTAGTGTAAGGGCAACGGTCGCAAAGGTCACCACCCTTACACTGTTCTTTCACTTTTAATTAACACAATGTTCGCACAATCCTTCCCCCCTGCTAATGCTCTGATGGAAACTATGAGTGCAATTGATTATAAGAAACACTTCCACACTTTTATGGATGGTGTTGAGATTGCAGTCGCATTCATCGCTGTGATTGCCTCTATGGCACTTGAAATGTGGTCTAAGTATGATATGACTGAGCGTGTGCAAATTGCTTCCCTGAACGCATACACTTGGACCAAGGAAGTTGCTGTGCCTACTGTTAAGCAAACCGCGCACAATACTTATACCTTCGGTGTGAAAGTGCGTGAGGTCTATGATGTTCTCACTGCACGACAGTTTGTGACCCTTTGAGGGGTTTGCAATTAAAGTTACTCACCTCCAAAGTGTCCCAGTAGTATGGGGGGCAGACAAACGACCCCCCGCTAACATTCAAGACAAACCACTAATGTTCAACCAGATTCGCAACTTTGTTCACACGATGAAGAATCCGATCTCCCGTAAGATCTTCTTCCTGCACAAATTTGCCCCCAAGCGTTATAGTGAGTTCCGCGACCTGATGTACACTCTGAACACACAGTTTCACCTGGGTACTATCACTGAAGCAGAGATGAATTCTGCACTTCTTTCCTTCTGATTTCGTCTCTTAACTAACACTCACTCATTCCTTACTAAGTGACTATGAAAATCATCAATCGTCCTGCACTTCTTGAGTCTTACTTCAACGCACTGATTGACAATATGACCCTGGAAGATATGCAAGAACTTCTATACGCGATGATGGAAAATGAGTTTGATAGTATCAGCGACGAGCAACTGATTAAGGAGATTCAGTACACTCACCCCGAACTTCTTAAATAATACACAAGGGAATAAGATGCGCCCTATAAAGACACTTACTGTTCACACACTGATTAACACTTTTCTTCTTTATTATGTCTAAGTCCCTGATGCTTTCTCTGCTGTCTAAGGGTAACACTGGCACTGAGATTCTGTCCATTCTGGATACACTCACTGCTGATAATGTTGCTGAGGGTTATGCTAACGAACCCACTGCAGATGTGATTGAGTTCTGATAGTAACTGTGCGTCCCTTACTTGACAGTGGGGGACGCATATGTTATTATGCGTTAGAGTAGTCGTTTGGCAGTTATTTGCGGGCGGTTTGTTATATCGCGGCGCGGCGTTGCGTTATAAAAAAACCAAACATCCCTAACCTACAGAGGTGACAGATCGCCCGATAAATATCACACTCATAAAAAATTTCCGGAAGTATAGAGATGCGCCGAAATCCCCGATACTATCGAAGGACGCCCTATTGGAATTTCTGGAAGGTAGTATTCGCAGGATGGATAATCAGATATCCAAAGACAATGAGTAAAGTAATACTATTACCTCTTGGGTTGTTGATTGCACTGATATATAATGCGGTAGTAAATTAAGATTTACTACAAAAAATTCCGGATATATTTTTCATATGGAAAAGGTTTATCACATATATGCAAAGGATAGGTGTTTATTTCATTCTATCAAAGAGGAGGACTTCAGAGCAACGTGGGAGACTCTGAATAATATGATAGGGATAATGAAAACTGAATATACATCTGATGATTTGTCTTATGAAGAATTGGTTGTGAGTAAACAAATAGTATTAGAATCTTCACATTGACAAGTGATATATAGACTGTTAAAATTGAACTTGAAAGTTTATTTCTCTTATGGCAAAAGGATTTACTGTTAAAACTGTAGCACCAAAAAAAGCAACTGATGAATGGGATATTGATGCCATCAAGTCTCGAATGAAAGGTAAGAATATTGTATTTTGTTTACCCGGAAGAGGTTGTTCATATATTTTTCTAAAGAACTTTGTACAACTATGTTTTGATCTTGTACAAAATGGAATGAGTATTCAGATCTCACAAGATTACTCTTCAATGGTAAACTTTGCACGTTGTAAAGTACTTGGAGCAAATGTTCTGAGGGGTCCGAAACAAGTTCCTTGGGATGGTAAATTGCAGTATGATTATCAACTATGGATTGATAATGATATTGTTTTTGATACTAACAAATTCTGGCAACTTTGTGATCTAGCACTCTCAGAAGATGGCACAGAACGTGAAATTGTTGGTGGGTGGTATGCAACTGAAGATGGTCACACAACTTCTGTCGCACACTGGTTAGAAGAAGATGACTTCCGTAAGAATGGTGGTGTAATGAATCACGAAACTGTGGAGTCTATCTCAAAACGTCGTAAGCCCTTCACAGTAGACTATACTGGTTTTGGTTGGGTATTGATTAAGAATGGAGTCTTTGAGAATCTTGAATACCCTTGGTTTGCACCTAAGATGCAAGTCTTTGAATCTGGTAATGTTCAAGATATGTGTGGAGAAGACGTATCATTCTGTCTTGATGCAAAAGATCAAGGATTTGAGATCTGGTGCGATCCTCGTATTCGTGTTGGACATGAAAAAACTCGCGTAATCTAAGAAATGGAAAAGAGATATAATATTGTTTATCATGGCAGACCGATTTACCGGAATCTCTCTCCGGAAGAATGTACGGAAATCTTACAAGACTATGCTGAAAAATATTATAATCTTTGTGAAATAAATCCTAATGAACTTGAATTGGAGGAAATTTTAAATGGCTAAAGGTGGATCTAATAAAACTGTATTTGAACCAGGAGCACCTAAAAAGACACGTCAAGGACGTTCTTCTCGAACACTATTGAGTGCAACCTCTCGCAATGGGCGTAAGAAAAGATATCGCGGACAAGGAAAGGGTTAAATAATAAAAAGAGATGTCCTTATGTCTTATCTTGATTCCCACGAAGAATGGAAATCAATACATACAGAAGACTTATGGGTATATAACAAACTCTTTTTAAATCAACGTCTAGGGCATCTCTGTGGACCTACAGGATACCATGTTCCATATCCAGGTCATTATATCGTCCGACCAAGTATTAATTTACTTGGTATGGGGCGATTTTCTCGTATAGAGGTGATTTATAAGTCAACAGATCATTTTCATCCAGCTGAATTTTGGTGTGAAGTCTTTCATGGCAATCATTATAGTGTTGATTTTCAGAATAAAAAGTCAAAATTAATAGTACTTGGTGAAAAAGATTTTAATGATCCATTGTATAGATGGAGAAAATGGACTAAAATAGAAGGTGAAGTTGAATTTCCAGAAATTTTAAATAATTTAGAGGGAGATTATGAGTGGATCAACTGCGAATTTATTGGAAATAAACTTATTGAGGTTCATTTTCGCCAAAATCCAGACTTTCGATACGGTAATTCAGTAGCAATACCAGTTTGGAAGGGAGAAAAAGTAGAAAATATTGAAAATTTAGTGTTTGTAAAGGATAAAGACTACCATAGAGAAGGATTTTACATCGATCACGGGATAGCAACCCCGTAAAAAGTTCTGATCTAAACAATCAGGAGAAAAAATGTCCAAAAAAGTCGATAAAGACCCAAATTTTATGAAAAATGAGTGGGGAACTGAATATTTGGCAAGTGAATATGGTTGGGATTCCAAAATTGATAAGCAAAAGATGCTTCGTGAGATCGCAAATGACGATATAACTCCCAAAAAACACGATTTTTATCATCAAAATGAAATTCACGAAAAAATTCGCAATGATGAAGACTATGATGACTGGGAATATGGAACCGAACCCTACTATGGACCACTAAAAGGGTAATAAATAAGATAGAATTATAATACTAAATGCCTCTAGAAAGGGTAAGTCAAGGTTTCAAAGATATTAGTATGTCATTTCAGAGCAATCCTCTGAATGATGATATAATTGCGATCAAAAATGCAACTGCAATTGCTCGCTCAGTCAGAAACATTGTATTTACCCTTCCTGGAGAAAAGTTTTTTGACCCAAATTTTGGATCTAACATCTCTGCATCTCTATTTGAAAATATAGATCCTTTTTCTGCAAGTATTATTGAGAGTGAAATTAGAACATCAATTAATAATTTTGAGCCAAGAGTAAAATTGCAAGATGTATCAATTGAACCTGATTACGATAATAATACTTTTAATGCAACAATAAGATATGAAATTATAGGAGCAAATATACCTCCACAACAATTAGAATTCGTTCTCCTATCATCAAGGTAAATGTCGTTAATAAATTTTACAAATTTAGACTTTGATCAGATAAAGTCTACTCTCAGAGATTATCTAAGAGCTAACTCTAATTTTACTGATTACGACTTTGAGGGTTCGAACTTATCCACAATCTTAGACGTATTAGCATATAACACATACATCTCCTCATACAATGCCAATATGGTATCGAATGAGGTCTTTATTGATAGTGCCACTCTGAGGGAGAATATTGTTGCATTAGCTAGGAACATTGGATATATTCCAAGATCTAAGAAAGCTGCTTCCGCAACCATAACTTTCTTTGTAGATGCCTCTAACATCTTCCCAACTCCATCTTCACTAACTTTACAAAAAGGCATTGTTGCTTCTTCGTCCGCACAATTTGCAAACCAGTCATTTACCTTCTGCATTCTCGAAGATATCACAGTTCCAGTAATCAATGGAACAGCGGTATTCGAAAACGTTAAAATTTATGAAGGGTTACTAGTTACAAGTACTTTTACAAACTCTTTTAGAAATCTAAACCAAAGATTTATACTCGATAATACTGGTATTGATACTGATTTAATTTCAGTTTTGGTAAAACCATTACAAACAAGTTCTATTAGAACAAAATTTACTAGACAAGATAGTTTATTTGATGTTAACGGACAATCGAAAGTATTTTTCTTACAAGAAGTTGAGGATGAAAGATACGAATTAATTTTTGGTGATGGTATTTTTGGCGAAAAATTGGGAGACGAAAGTTTTGTTGAAGCATCTTATATTACATCTAGTGGAGATGCCGCAAACGGAGTATCTAGATTTTCGTTTAGTGGAAGAATTGTTTACACAAGAAATTCCCAAGAATATGTGGTATCTTCTGGAATATCCCTATTAACAACGATTTTACCAGCATCTGGTGGAGAACAAATAGAGTCAATTGATTCCATCAAAAAATATGCTCCCAGAATTTATGCATCCCAAAATAGAGCATTAACAATAAATGATTTTGAAACATTAATTCCATCAAGAATTTATCCCGAAACAGAATCTATATCAGTTTTTGGTGGAGAAGATGTTATTCCGCCGCAATATGGAAAGGTTTTTATTAGTATAAAACCAAGGACTGGTGATTTTCTACCTAATTTGGTAAAAGAAAATATAAAGAGAGATCTTAAGAAGTACTCAGTCGCTGGTATTATCGCAGAAATATTAGATCTTAAGTATCTTTATATTGAAGTGGAATCTCAAATTTATTATAACACCAATCTAGCCCCAAGTTCTTCATACGTATCTTCTATTGTTATTAATAATGCAACGAAGTACTCAGAGTCTTCAGAGTTGAATAGATATGGTGCAAGATTTAAGTACAGTAAGTTCTTAAAAGTTATTGATGATAGTCACGAGTCAATAACATCAAACATTACGAAGATACAAATGAGAAGGGATCTTCGTGTGGTGTTAAATACTTTTGCGGAATATTCTATTGGATTTGGCAATCAATTTTATATTAAGAGTTTGAATGGTTTTAACATAAAATCTTCGTCATTTAGAGTTGCTGGACTAACTCAAGATGTTTACATCTCAGATGTTCCAGATACAAATAGAAGAACTGGATCAATATTCTTGTTCACAGTGCCTTCTCCACTTTCGTCACAAGCAACAATTCTAAGAAGAAATGTTGGAAGAATTGATTATGTTAATGGAGTTATAACTCTAAACCCCATCAACATAACATCTGCACCATTAAAAGACGGACAACCAACTATTGAAATATCTGCTATTCCACAATCAAATGATATTATTGGAAAACAGGATCTGTATTTGCAACTAGATATTAGTAATAGTATTTTTGAAACGGTAACGGATCAAATTTCATCAGGTGCAGATTCATCTGGATCATCATATGCAGTTTCCTCAAGTTACAAAAACGGATACATCGTAAGATAATAAAAAATGACAGAAAAAAGAGTTCAATTCAGCACTATTGTTAAGAACCAGTTTCCTGGTTATGTTGATGAGGAGTATCCTCTATCGCAAGAATTTTTTTCTCAGTATTACAAATCAGTAGAGTATCAGGGTGGTCCTACAGATATTCTACAAAATATTGATGAATATGTAAAACTTGACAATAATGCTAATATAATTGAATCTACTACATTGACTAGAGATGTAGATCTTTTTGATGAGGAAATATTTGTAATTAATACCGTTGGTTTTCCAGACTCATATGGTCTAATAAAAATTGATAATGAAATTATCACATATACAGGAAAAACTAATATTTCCTTCACTGGATGTATTAGAGGATTTAGTGGAATCACTTCTTATCATAATAGCAATAATCCAGAACAACTAGTTTTTTCGGATTCTGAGATTAGTGATCATGTAGCAAATTCATCTGTACAGAATTTAAGTACTTTATTCTTAAAAGAATTTTTTAGAAAGACAAAAAATCAACTTGCTCCTGGATTTGAAAGTAGAGAATTTTATGATAATAAGTCAGATAATCCAAGTCAAAGAGTAAGGCTTAATCAGGGTCTTTTCATAAAACAACTTAAGGATTTTTACAAATCAAAAGGAACTGATTACTCATTTAAGATTTTATTCAAAGCACTATTCAATGAAAACGTTGAGGTTATAAAACCAAGAGATTTTCTTTTTAGACCTTCAGATAGTCACTATAGGATAACTAAAGACATAATCATCGAAAAAATTTCTGGAGATCCATTAGATCTTAGAAATTCAACTATATTCCAGAATGAGTATGGTAATATTAAAAAAGCATATGCTCCAGTAACAAGTGTAGAGAAAATAACAAGCGGAGTCTCTACTTCAGATTATTACAAGATAAGTCTTGATAGTGGGTATAATAGAGATATTATAGTTGATGGCGCCATATATGGGGATTTTTCAATTCATCCATCAACCAAGGTAATTGGAAATATATCATCACAATCAACTTTCATTGACGTAGACTCTACAGTAGGATTTCCAAATTCAGGAGAACTTAGAGTTACTTATGATGATGGATCTGTTGGGATAGTTAGATATACCTCTAAGAGTATAAACCAATTTACAGACTGCATTAATATTTCTAGACAAATATTAGATACTACAAAAGTCGGTATAAACACATATGTTTATGGGAGATCGGTAGTTGATGGTTCTGAAATCAAGGTAAGAGTTACTTCAGTACTAAATGAATTTAATCCTTTAGAAAATGCATATTATCTTGGTAAAGGTGATATAATTAGTATCAACTCTTTAGGTGATGAAGTAAGTAATGTCAAAGTAGATAATTGGTTGTTGAATATTTGTCCAACATATGAAGTAAAAGACTTTTCAATTGTCAATACATCAAATAATACCGGTATTGTAACTACTGTAACTCCGCCATCATTTAAAATTGGGGATAGAGTTTCGTTTATAAATTCAAACAATATAAAAATACCAACATCAATTACAGATGTTAAGTCAGATACGACTTTTTCTGTCATTGGACAAGGTAACTTACCATCTAATGGTACGTACAAGTTAAGAAGAGAATTATTGAAAACAAATTCTTCTGTTTTTTCAGAATCTTCTTATATAAACTCAAACATTCAGAATGTTTATAATTCTCCGGATGGTGAAAGTGTACTTGTTGCATCTCCTTCTATACCATATTATTCAAGTCAACCACTCAACCCAGCAAATCAAAAAGTAGTATTCTCGGGTTCTTATCCACCACCTGGAATTGCCTCTACGGATATTATTCAAATAACAACCACTACAGATCATGGATTTTATAGTGGAGATGCGGTATATTATACACCCGAAAAAGAAGTTACTGAAATACTTGATGAAAATGGAGATGTATTTTCAACTCAGACAACAATTTTAAGTTCTCTTGGAGATAATATTCAAGAGGGAATTTATTTTATAAAAAGACTGGATCAAAATAATGTAAAACTCTCCAGAAGTAGATCTGATATTTTTAATGGAATTTTTGTCAATATTAATTCCAATGTTACGCCAAATTCAAATATACTAGAAAGATATAATCTGAGAGGAAAGACTTTAGAATCCCAAAAACTTTTAAAGGAAATTTCTAATCCAGTAAATGACGGAAGAACTTATAAAACTTTACCAGGAAAAACTGGAATTTTAATTAATGGTGTTGAAATTCTAAATTATAAGTCAGCAGACACTGTATTTTATGGTGGGATAGAGGAAGTTGAAGTTACTTCTACTGGAGAAGATTATGATGTTATTAATCCCCCAATTCTTAATATCTCTGACCAAGTTGGAACTGGAGCAACTGGATATTGTGCTGTTTCTGGATCTCTAGAAGAGATTAGAGTTCTTGATACTGGTTTTGACTATACACAAACTCCAATAATAAAAATTAGTGGAGGAAATGGAAAAGGCGCTATTGCCGAAGCCAATATGAAATTAATTGATCATAATGTATCATTTAATTCAGAGGAAAATTCAGCATTAGTTGGAGTTGGAACAACAATATCAACAATTGGTTTTGGAACATATCACAAGTTTAGAAATGGTGAAAAGGTAACTTATTCAACAAATGGTCAGCAAGCAATTTCTGGTCTAATTAACAATTCTGTTTATTATACTCATATTAACGATTCATATACTATTAAGTTACATGGATCTAGAAATGATGCTATATCTGGCATTAATACAATTTCTCTTCTTTCATATGGAGTAGGAGACCACACATTTAAGTCATTTGATAAGAAATCTGTTTTATCAAGTGTAAGAGTAGTAAATTCTGGATTTGGTTACGAAAATAAGAAGAGAACCTCTAGTATTTCTGGAATTAACACCGCGATTAATATTGTTGAAATTAAAAATCACGGTTTTAATGATGGAGAAATTATTAAATATACTTCTACAGTTTCTTCTATTGGTGGATTAACATCTGGAGAGCAGTATTACGTATTAAAAGATGATAATGATTCATTTAGACTAGCATCTGTTGGATCTGGATCAACTGTAGATAATTATTTTTATAATGTAAGACAAGAAATAAATTTATCAACTGTTGGGGTTGGTACACATATATTCAATTATCCTGAGATTAGTGTTGAGGTAATTGGATCTGTAGGAATTTCTTCGGTTTCTGATGATGATTTCAAAGCAGTTTTGCAACCAGTTTTCCGAGGAAGTATAACATCAATTCATTTAGAGTCTTCTGGATCTGGGTATGGATCTGAAGATGTTATTAATTTCTACAGAGATCCATCTTTTACTTTATATTCTGGTCAGGATTGTCAACTGACTCCAATTGTATCTAATGGTGGAATTTCTGAGGTTCTAATAAACAACTCAGGAAAATCTTATTTTGCTCCACCAGACTTAGAAATAGTTGGTGGTGGTTTTGGAGCGGTTTTAGTTCCTGTTCTTTCTGTTGATGGAAGAATAACAGAAGTTAAGGTAATAGAGTCTGGGACGGGATATTCTGCCAATAGTACTTTTATAAATGTTATTTCTTCTGGAAGAGGTGCCAATTTTAGGGCAAAAATACAATCTTGGACTGTAAATAATTTTGTAAGAGATTTTAATAATATCTCAAATGATGATGGATTCCTAACTGAGGGTAATTTTGGATTGCAGTATTCTCATTTATATGCACCAAGAAAATTAAGAGAGATATTATATTCTAATGATGAATCTGGAAAAACATTATTTGGCAATTTTGACCTTAAAAAATCTCAGTCTGGAGAAGAGATAGACTCCACAAACCATTCACCTATTATTGGATGGGCATATGATGGAAATCCAATTTATGGCCCATATGGATATGAAAAGAAGACTGGTGGATCAGTTAAGCAACTGAAGTCTGCTTATGTTGAGGAATCTTCTAAGAAAACTAATAGACCATCTTCCTTCCCACCTGGTTTCTTTGTAGAAGACTTTACTTATGTTAATAGTTCCGATGATCTTATTTTGGATGAAAATAATGGAAGATTCTGTGTAACACCAGAGTTTCCAAATGGAGTATATGCTTATTTTGCAACGTTAAATTCGTCCTCAGATTCCTCAGGTGTTTTTGCAAAATATAAGAGACCTCAATTTCCATATATTATTGGGGATTCTTTCTACTCAAAACCAATCGAATTCAACTTTAACAGATCATTATCGCAAGAATCTTTAAACTTGAATGAAACGGACTGGAGAAGAAATACTTCACAGTACCAAATTAATAAATCAATTAACTCTTATGATTATTTGACAGTTCCAAACGCACTATCGCAAACAACTTCGATTAAGTATACCTCTCCAGGTTCTATTCAAAATATAGGAATAGTAACTGGTGGATCTAATTACAAGGTAAATGATCGTATTATCTTTAATAATGAAGGAACTTCTGGTTCCAATGCAGATGCAATAGTTTCTAGAATTTCTGGAAAACCAATATCTAATATAAGTGTAGCAACAAGTAGTATTTTTAATACCGAATTTTACCCAATAGGGGGAAATGGAGACTTCTTAATTTTTTCAGAAAATCCACATAATTACAATAACGGAGATATTGTTTCAGTTTCTGGGATCAACACAACAAACTCATTAATTTCTGGTTCTTATGTGGCAGGAATTGCTACTGGTGGGGGATATATTTTAAATGTTGGTGTTGGATCTACGGCAGTAACTGGATTTGTAACTTATTTTTCGGTTTCTGGAAATCTATCATATCCAACTATATCCGAAAATGATATCCTGAAAATAGAAACAGAACAACTACGAGTTTTAAATGTTGATCAAACAAACTCAAGAATAAGGGTTCTTAGAGCAATTAATGGAACTATAGGAGTTTCTCATACCAGTTCCACTGCAATTTATCAAGCACAAAGAAAGATTAAAGTAAATGTTGGATACAAAACTTCTTTTGATGGCAAAATCAACAGAGAAATTTATTTTAATCCATTAGAATCTGTTGCTTTGGGATCTAATTATGGAGTAGGTATTGGGACGACAATATCATTCTCAAATCCAGGATTCGGCGCAACTCAAGTATACATTCCAACAAAATCAATCTATCTACCAAATCACGGATTAAGAACAGGAGATAAAGTACTATATTCCACTAATAATGCCACTCCAATTGGAGTTAGCACTAATGGTATTTCAACATCACTTTCATTAAGTGATAACACTGTTCTTTACATCGCTAAAGTTTCAGATGATTTAATTGGGATATCTACTGTTAAAGTTGGTCTTGGGTCAACTGGCAATTTTGTTGGAGTATCTGCCACAACAATTAGTAATAGTACTTTATTCTTCACATCAATCGGAACTGGTTTGTATCATAGTCTCAAAACAGACTATGATAATGTAATAAAAGCAACGGTATCTAGAAATCTTGTTACTGTTGCAACTTCGCAAACACACGGACTTACTAATAATGATGTTGTAAACATCAATGTGAACCCAGCAATTTCTACTTCATATATTGTCAAATATAATGATAGTTCAAGAAGAATAGTCATCAATCCAAAATCATTTGAAAGTGTTGGTATAAGCACTTTAACTGGAAAAATTACTATTCAAAATCATGGATTTTATAGTGGACAAAAAGTTTTACATACTTCGACATCTAATAATTATGGATTAAAGAATAATGAAATTTATTATGTTATTATCGTTGACAACAACACAATTAAATTGGCAGACACTTATGAGAACTCTATTGCCAGAATTCCAAACTATATTGGAATAACAAGTGCATACAGTGGAGAAATATCTCCAATAAACCCACCTATAGAAGTTTATAGAAATTCAACTGTCACTTTTGATTTGTCTGATTCTTCTCTATCTTTCACAAATCAGGCAAACAATTACTCTGCTTTTGAATTGAACTTCTACAAGGACAAGAACTTTACAGAGTTATATGATACATCAGAATCTACTGCTTTCTTTGAAGTTAATAAGTATGGTACTGTTGGCATTAGTCCAGATGCTAGAGTTGTTTTATCAGTAAATGAAAATACTCCAAATAATCTTTATTATAAATTTGACCTTGTAAATACAGATTCAATTCTTCCAGTTAAAGAACAGATAGTCATCGATGAACTCGTACCATCATATAACGAAATACTTACAAAACTAAGTATTTTTAATGGGCAGCATCAAGTTTTGGTTTCTTCTGGAACAACATTTACTTATACTTTAAGCAAAACTCCAGAAAATGCAGAATATAACTCAACAACATCTATTCTTTCCTACGAAACTAATTCGTTAAGTGCTTATGGTGGTATTTCTTCAGTCAGAATTAGAAATGGGGGAGTAAACTACCTATCTTTACCCGGAATATCTACACAACTGAGATCTGATTTAGGAACTGGATCGATTTTAGAATCTAGTAGCGAAAACATTGGCGTATTGAAAACATTTAGGATTGATGATATTGGATTTGATCTCCCATCAGATTTTACAGTTAGACCAAAACCAAATCTTCCAAAGATTTGTAAGATTGATCCATTGGCATCTTTTGAATCTATTGGGGTAACTTCTTTTGGTAGGGGTTATACTGTAGCACCAAAATTAATAGTTATTGATGGAAAGACGGGTCAGTTAGTTTCTGAAGTAGATTTGAAGTATACACTAGGTGATAGCAAAGTAGAAATAAGAAAAAATACTTTTGGTATTAATAATGTAAGACCAACTATACTTCCCATCAACAACTCTAATGGTGTTGGAATAGCAAATATTTCTTATAATGATACAACAAAAGATGTAAGTGTAACATTAGCTGTTGGATTTAGTACGGCAGATTCTTTTCCATTTGCGATAAATGATAGAGTTTTAATTGAAAATATTAGTGTTGGCGTTGGATCTACGGGCAAAGGGTTTAATTCCGAAAATTATGGATATAGTCTATTCACAATTAAATCCGTAGCAGAAAATAGAGGTGGTATTGGTATTGTAACTTATAGTCTAGATGGATTCTTAGGTTCTGGCGAATATCCTGGTAGTTTTAATTCCATCAATTCTTCTGGAAGAATAATACCAGAAAAATACTTATTAAAATTCGATCCTATTCTTAAAGTAAATGATTATTTGAAGGGTGAGACAATAAAAACTGAAAATTCTAGAGAAATTGGATTTGTTGGAAACTGGGATTCAAATAACCTGTTGCTAAGATTAAATACAAATACAAATCCAAAAGTTGGTGATATTCTTGAAGGAAAATCATCATTTACCAAGGGTGTAATAAAGCAAATAAATTCATTCGAATCTGATTATAGGATCGATTATTATTCAATAGTTAGAAATGGGTGGGAAACAGAAATTGGATTCTTAAGTAATAACTTACAAAGAATTCAAGATAATGATTACTATCAAAACTTCTCATATTCTCTAAAATCAAGAGTTGATTATGATACTTGGAATGATGCTGTAAGTTCATTAAATCATACTGTTGGATATAAAAAGTTTAGTGATCTGCAAATGGAATCTCTTGTTCCACAGAGAGATTCGAGAAGAATGATTGTAGGAATACCAGCAAATGTTCCTAGTATTGAAATAACAACTGATTTAATAGGATATGCAAGTTTAAATTGTGTTTATAATTTTGATCTTGCTTCAGAAAATGCTCTAATTTCTGGTTCAGGTGTTTTCTCCGATGAAATAACGTTCGCTAATAGAATTTTAACAGATTATTCAGAATCTGTAGGAAATAGAGTTTTAGTTATTGATGATATAAGTGATCAGTTTAACAGCAGCCCAAGACCAACCCAATACTCCGAGATTGCAAGATTCTATTTGGATCAGGCAAGATGTAAGAAATACATTACGTATGTACAAGATAAGAGATTTACTGGCGAACGTCAATTGATGTTGGTTACATTATTATATGATAATGAAGGCGATGCATTCTTAAACCAATATGGAAGAATAGAAACTCAAGAAGATCTTGGATCTTTTGATTTTAATATTCAAGGATCGGAAGGAGTTCTATTTTTCTATCCAAATAAGTACACAGTAAATGACTACAACATTTCCACACTTTCCTACAATATCAAGTCAGTTTATAGTGGAATAGGAAGCACAAATTTTGGAAATTCAGTTAAAGTAAACACTAGCAGCACACAAATATCTGCGGGTTCAACCGGAACAATAGTAAGTATTTCCACAAACTACACTTCAACTAAAGTTATTCTTGAAGTTACTGGTAGTAATGGAGAATTTGAGTTTGATGAATTTAATTTGGTTCATGATGGAAATAATATCGAATTCTTAGATTATGGACAACTTACTAATCATACATTATCCGATTCGGCAAGTGGATATGGACTTGGTACATACCATCCATATTTCTCAGGTTCTCTTCTAAAGGTTGATTTTATTCCTGTGGCGGGAATAGCAGTTACGGTTAATACCTTACAAGTTTCAATTGCAAATACTTCATTGTCTGGAATTGGAACAGTCGACTTTAAGAATGGAAGAATAAATTCATCCAATACTTCTATAGCATCTTCAACTTCACCAGTAGAGACGGTTGTAGCATCTTATTCGGAAGAATATGATTCTGCTTATTTCCTAATTCAAGTATCTGATATTACAAATAATAACCATCAATTATCAGAAGTTATTGTTATAGATGATGGAACTACTACATCACATGCAGAATTTGCTAACTTAGAAACTTCTTCTGGTTTAGGTACAGTAGGAACAGGTAGAATTGGTGATATTACAACATTAACATTTACTCCTAATCCCGGAATAGATGTTGAAGTTAGAACATATATGAATGCTATCAGAAATACTGATGACAATATTTCGCCAGTGATTATTGATTTTAATAATTCTTCAATTGAAACCGACTTTGGATCTTATTCTGGAACTGAAACGGATATTAAGAAAGCGTTTGATTTACGTCATAGAAATGAAAAAATATTCCAAAGAGATTTTGATGGAAGTGATTCTGATGTTGTAGATATTTCCAAAAATACTATTAGAATAGAAAATCACTTCTTTGTTACTGGTGAAGAAGTTGTATATACTCATGCAGGTTCTGGATCAACTCAAGCAATAGGAATTGCATCAACTAGTTTTGCCGGAATTGGAACAACTGATAAAGTTCCTTCAAGTGTTTATATTGTTAAGGTTGATGATGCTAAAGTCAGACTCGCTTCAAGTGCTCAAAATGCATTATCTCCCCAACCAATCACACTTGATTTTGTTACAGTTGGAATAGGCACTTCTCACACCTTTACTTCCAAAAATCAGAACCAAAAAGTTATCGTTGCTATTGATAATTTAATCCAATCTCCTATAGTTTCTACTGCTTTAACAAGTAGTCTATCCAAAGTTTCTACTACGGTAGATGAAGTAATCTTCTTTACTGGAATTACATCTTTCTTTGGTGGAGATTTGATTAAGATTAATGATGAAATTATGAGAATTGATGCGGTTGGAGTTGGAAGTACAAATGCCATAAGGGTAAAGAGACCTTGGATGGGCACTGTTATTTCTGGACATTCAACCGGATCTCTTGTTACTAAAGTTGATGGAGATTACAACATTGTGGATAATACTATTAACTTTGTTGAAGCTCCTTATGGCAATATTCCTATTAGTTCAACAACTAACCCACCAGATGAAAGAGATTGGGTTGGTATTAGTACAGGATCTAGTTTCCAGGGAAGAACTTTCCTAAGATCTGGAATGAAAGGAACTTCAAATGAAACTTATTATAAAAATTATATTTTTGATGATATTTCTTCTGGATTTGATGGTTTAACCAAGAGTTTTACTCTAAAGTCTAATGGTTCTGATGTATCTGGAATAGCAGGTGAAAATGCTGTAGTTCTGATAAATGATATCTTCCAAGGACCTGGTTTGACTTACGATTACAATCTTTCCGAAAGTTCTGGAATTACAACTATTACATTTACAGGAACTGCTAGTTCTGTATCATATGATCCGAACAATGCCAATATTCCTGTCGGTGGTGTAATAGTTTCTGTTGGATCTACTGAAGGATTTGGTTATCAACCACTTATTTCCGCTGGGGGAACAGTAACTGTATCCTCTGCCGGAACGGTATCCAATATTAGTATTGGAAATAGTGGATCTGGATATAGATCTGCTGAAAAATATCAAGTCTATACACATACTTCAAATTCAACATCCATTGGTTCTACTATCGTTAATATTGAAAATGAAAATAGTATATTCAAAGTTCTGGAATTCAATAACGCTGGTTCTAACTGCACAGTATCAATCGGAACATATATTAATTCAACTATAACATCAGTTGGTGGTACTTTTATTACTATTGGTTCTGCTAACACAACTGGATATACTATTCCATCAAATACTACAGTTTTTGTTTCTGTAGGAAACCCTCAGATTGGAATTGTAAATGTCTCTGTTGGCAAAACAAATGTTGGCATATCAACTTTAGTTCACGTTGGTGTTGCTACAATCTCAAATGGTAATGTACTGTCTCCCGTTTACATTACAAATGGTGGAATTGGATATACTTCTGGTATATCCACAATATCTAATAGTCCGTATGCTTTCTTTGATGCTCCACTTTCATACTCCAATATTCCACTCATTTATAGTTCTTCATCCTCAGGAGTTGGAACACAAGCAACTATTGATATTGTTGTTGGTCAGGGGTCAAGTGTAATTGATTTTGAAATTAATAATACTGGTTATGGATATGGTCAAGGCGAAATTCTAACTATCCCAGTCGGTGGTGTTACTGGAATACCAACTACTTCTGGATTCAAAGAATTCCAAGTATCTATTCAAAGAACAGCAAATGATAAATTCACTGGATGGACTATTGGAGAACTTCAAGTCCTTGATAGATTAGATGGATTATTTGATGGGTCTAGGAAAGTATTCCCAATAACAATCGCAGGAAACTTAACATCCATTCGTTCCTCACCAGGATCAAATATTGATGTTCAAGCTTCTCTTCTAATCTTTATCAATGATGTTCTTCAGGTTCCAGGTGAAGGATATGTATTCAATGGTGGAAGTAATATTACTTTCACAGAAGCACCAAAAGCAGGCGATACCTCTAAGATTATATTCTATAGAGGTAGTGGATCTATTGATGTTATTGATAGAAATATTATTGAGACTGTGAAAGTTGGTGATGGTCTAACCCTTGGATATGACCCATATAGTGGACAGCCAGCGACCCTCCAAGAGGAAGAGAGAGTTGTTACGAGTATAAACTCAATTGATAATGTAAATACAAATCCATATTTCGGTCCTGGAAATTCACCAGATGAAACCTTATTCAGACCTATCGTATGGTGCAAACAAACTGAAGATAGAATAGTCAATGAGAAGATTGTTGGAAAGGATAGAGAACTATATGAACCTTTGATTTATCCAGTATCAAATATTATTCATCCAGTCGGAGTTGGAGAGACTATAGTTTATGTTGAAAATGTAAGACCTCTATTCAATTCAATTAACGAAAACAACACATCATTAACATTCCAAAATTCAATTACACTCATTTCTCAGGATAGTAAAGTTGGTGCTTCTGCAACAGCGATAGTTTCTGTTGCTGGAACAATAACATCTATTCAAATATCTGATGGTGGTTCTGGATATGTAACGGCACCAACCGTTACAATTCAAGATTCAGTTGGAATTGGAACAACAATTCCAGTAAAAGCAACTGCGATTGCATCAATAACTTCAGGTATTGTAACTTCAATA